GTGCTGAACCGTGCGCGGAGACTCTTTGCCGACCTGTCGCGCAGCCTGGAGGGCGAGATCGATCGCCTGGAGGCGGAGCGCGCCACCGAAACCGACGAAACGCGGATCAGATGGCTGACCAGCCTGATCCGGATGAACCAGAAAGCCCTGCGGACCGTGCTGGACCAGGAAGCCGGGTTCGCCCATGGAGGCGGGCAGGGCCAACCGGGGCGGGATGTGATCGACCTGGGAGAAGCCCGTGCGGAAATCGCCCGCCGTCTCGCTCGCCTCGCTGGATGAGGCGGGGCGGGCCGCGTTCCTCGACGCACTGTCGAGGAACGCGCTGGCGGCCTTACCCTGGCTGTGGGAGGTCTGGGCGAATCCGCGGCACCAGCTGGAGCCGGAAGGCGATTGGCAGACCTGGGTGATCCTGGGCGGGCGCGGCGCGGGGAAGACCCGGGCCGGGGCGGAATGGGTGCGCTCGCAGGTGGAGGGAGCGTTGCCCGCCGCGCCGGGGCGCTGCCGCAGGGTGGCGCTGCTGGGCGAGACCATCGACCAGGTGCGGGCGGTGATGGTGGAGGGCGAGTCCGGGCTGATGGCGGTGACGCCGCCGGACCGGCGCCCCGCGTTCCGGGCCACGCGGAACCGGCTGGTCTGGCCGAACGGCGCCGAGGCCATGCTGGTCTCGGCCGCCAATCCGGAGGCGCTGCGCGGGCCGCAGTTCGACTGCGCCTGGTCGGACGAGCTGGCCAAGTGGAAACGGTGCCGCGAGGCCTGGGACATGCTGCAGTTCTGCCTGCGCCTGGGCGCGCGAACCCGGCAGGTGGTGACCACCACGCCGCGCGACAACGACGTTCTGGTCGAGATCATGGGCGAGGCGGCAAGCGTGGTCACCCATGCCGGGACCGAGGCGAACCGGGCCAACCTGGCGCCGGATTTCCTGGCCCGGCTGAGGGCGCGCCACGCGGGCACCATGCTGGGCCGGCAGGAGCTGGACGGCGAACTGGTGCGCGGGCGGGAGGGGGCGTTCTGGACCCCTGCGATGATCGACGCCGCGCGGGAAACCGAGGCGCCCGATCTGGACCGGGTCGTGGTGGCGGTGGACCCGCCGGTGACGGCGGGCGAGAACGCCGACGAATGTGGAATCGTGGTGGCCGGTGTCAGCCGGAAAGGAGAGCCAAGTGGTTGGAAAGTTTATGTCCTGGCTGATCTGTCGTGCGGGGGTCAAAGCCCGCGAGCTTGGGCGGGAATCGCTGCTGAAGCTTATCGAGTGTTTCAAGCGGACCGGCTGGTTGCCGAAGTGAACCAGGGCGGCGACCTGGTCGAGAGCGTGATGCGCCAGGTCGATCCGCAGATCAGTTACCGCGCCGTCCGGGCCTCGCGCGGCAAACGGGTCCGGGCCGAGCCGGTGGCGGCGCTGTATGAACAGGGGCGGGTGCGGCATGTGGGCTGCTTCCCGGAGCTGGAAAGCCAGATGTGCCGGTTCGTCGCGGCCAGCCGGGGCGGGATCAAGAGCCCGGACCGGCTGGACGCGCTGGTCTGGGCGCTGACGGACCTGGTGCTGGATGGCGCCGGGACGGGTGCGCCGCGGGTGCGCAAGCTTTGAGGGATGACGGAACGGGGAACTGGGTTTGCACCCGGGCTCCGAGCCGATCAGACATGGAGATACCGAAGCATGGGATTTCGATTGTTCCGTGCGGCCGAGACGCGGCCGCGCGAGGAAAAGGCGTCTGCCGCCGGGCCGCTGATGGCGTTCCACGGCACCGGGCGGGCGGTGTGGAGTCCGCGGGACTACGCCTCGCTGACCCGCAACGGCTACGAGCAGAACGTGATCGGCTTCCGGTCGGTGCGCATGGTGGCGGAATCGGCGGCGGCGATCCCGCTGGTGCTGGCCGAGGACGGGGCGCGGATGGCCGAACACCCGGTGGTGCGGCTGCTGGCGCGGCCTAATCCGGGGCAGGGCGGGCGGAGCTTCCTGGAGACCGTCTACGGGCATCTGCAACTGAGCGGCAACGCCTATCTGGAGGGCGCCGGGCACGACGCCCGGGGCTTGCCGCGCGAATTGCATTGCCTGCGGCCCGACCGCATGAGCGTGGTGCCGGGTCCGGACGGCTGGCCGATGGCCTATGAATACGTGGTCGGGCGGCAGAAGCACCGGTTCGACATGACCGGCGAGACGGACCCGATCCTGCACCTGAAGAGCTTCCATCCCTCGGACGACCATTACGGCATGAGCCCGCTGGAGGCCGCGGCCTCGTCGATCGACGTCCACAACGCGGCGGCGCGGTGGTCGAAGGCGCTGCTGGACAACGCGGCGCGACCCTCGGGCGCCATCGTCTTCGCCGGGACCGACGGCGGCGGGCATCTGTCGGAGGAGCAGTACCAGCGGCTGCTGCGCGAGCTGGAGGACAACCATCAAGGCGCACGCAACGCCGGGCGGCCGTTGCTGCTGGAGGGCGGGCTGGACTGGCGGCCGATGGGATATTCGCCGCAGGACATGGAGTTCCTGGCGACCAAGAACGCCGCCGCGCGGGACATCGCCCTGGCCTTCGGGGTGCCGCCGATGCTGCTGGGGCTGCCGGGCGACAACACCTACTCGAACTACCAGGAGGCCAACCGCGCCTTCTACCGCCAGACCGTGCTGCCGATGGTGCGCAAGACCGCCAATGCGGTGGCGGCGTGGCTGGGGGCCGGGTCGGGCGGGAGCCTGAGTCTGGAGCCGGACCTGGACGCGGTGCCGGCGCTGTCCGCCGAGCGCGACGCGCTGTGGCGCCGGGTCGGCAATGCCGGGTTTCTGGACGAGGACGAGAAGCGGGCGCTGCTGGGCCTGCCCAAGAAGGCTGGCTGCTAGGCGCCGGGGAGGATCATCGACATGCGGCAGGAATGTGGAGCGGCCCGTGCCCCGCACGGGCTGGAGGTGAAGTATTTGCCTCTCGCCGGGCGGGTGGAAGTCGCCGAGAGCGGTCTGGTCGAGGGCCATGCCTCGCTGTTCGGCGAGGCGGACCAGGGCGGCGACGTGGTGGTGCGCGGCGCCTTCGCGGCCTCGCTGGCACGGCTGGCGGCGGCCGGGCGCAAGGTGAAATTTCTCTGGCAGCACGATCCGGCGCGGCCGATCGGGGTCTGGCGCGAGGTGCGCGAGGATGCCCGCGGCCTGCGGGTCACCGGGCGGATCCTGGCCGACGTGGCACAGGGCGCGGAGGCGCTGGCGCTGATGCGGGCGGGCGCGGTCGACGGGTTGTCGATTGGTTACCGCACGATCCGGGCCGAGGCCGACGCCAGGACCGGCGGGCGGCGGCTGCTGGAGATCGATTTGTGGGAAGTGTCGCTGGTGACGTTTCCGATGCTTCCCACAGCCCGGGCCATGCTGGCGGCGCCGACCGCCGCCGAGATCATGGAACTGGCCCTGGCCGAGGCCCTGGCCGAGGGCGCAGGCCATCCCCGCTGAGCTCCGCCCGAGGCGGTCTCCGGCAAACCCCAGTCCCGAACAAGCGACAAGGAACCTGACCATGACCGAGACCGACGTGCAGACCCCCGCCGCCGGGCCGAATGAGGCCAAGGCGGTGGCGGCCGAGTTTCTGAAGAACTTCAGTAGCTTCAAGGATGACATGAGCAAGCGCATGACCGACATAACGACCCGGATCGAGAGCCTGGACCGCAAGGGGGCCGAACTGCGCCGCCCGGCGCTGGAGGCCAGCGCCACCGCCAAGTTGCCGCACCAGAAGGCCTTTGCCGCCTATGTGCGGCGCGGCGACGAGGATCAGCTGAAATCGCTGGCGCTGGACACCAAGGGCCTGAACACGGCGGTTGCCGGCGAGGGCGGCTATCTGGTCGATCCGCGCACCGCCGAGCAGGTCGAGCATGTGCTGCGCTCCGGCGCAAGTCTGCGGGCGCTGTCGCGGGTGGTGCAGGTCGAGGCCGGCGCCTACGACGTGCTGGTCGACCACAACGAGATCGGCGCCGGTTGGATCGACGAGGTTGCCGCCGTCGCGGAGACCGCCGCCCCGCTGATCGACCGCATCTCGATCCCGCTGCACGAGCTGTCGGCGAGCCCAAAAGCCTCGCAGCGGATTCTCGACGACGCCGCCTTCAATGTGGAGGCTTGGCTGGCCGAGCGTGTCGCCGACCGGTTCCTGCGCGCCGAGAGCGCGGCCTTCGTCAGCGGCGACGGGGTCGGCAAGCCGACCGGGTTCCTGACCAAGACCCCGGTGGCGAATGCCTCGTGGACCTGGGGCAGCATCGGCTACGCCGCCACCGGCACCAGCGGCGGTTTCGACGCCAACGAGCCGGCGGACGCGCTGATCGACCTGGTCTATGCGCTGGGGGCGGAGTATCGCGGCAACGCGGCCTTCGTGATGAACTCGAAGACCGCCGGCGACGTGCGCAAGATGAAGGACAGCCAGGGCCGGTTCCTGTGGATGGAGGGCCTGGCCGCCCATCAGCCGGCGCGGCTGATGGGCTATCCGGTGGCGATCGTCGAGGATATGCCCGACATCGGCGCCGACAGCCACGCCATCGCCTTTGGTGATTTCGGCCATGGCTACACCATCGCCGAGCGCCCGGACATGCGCATCCTGCGCGATCCCTACTCGGCCAAGCCGAACGTGATGTTCTTCGCCACCAAGCGGGTCGGCGGCGACGTGACCGACTTCGGGGCGATCAAGACGCTGAAGTTCGGGGTCTCATGATCGGGCGGAGGCAGGGGACCGGCGGGGCATTTGCCCCGCCGGTCGCGGTGGCGCGGGCCGCGCGGTTTGGCGGCAACAAGGGGACATCTCGATGATCCTGACCGAAGTCTCGCCGGCACCCGCGCTCGCGGTGTTGCTGGACGAGTTCAAGGCGCATCTGCGCCTGGCGCACGGGTTTCCGGACGACGGGTCCGAGGACGCGATGCTGGATCTGTATCTGAAGAACGCGACCTCGGTGGTCGAGGTGCGGACCGGCAAGGCGCTGATCCGGCGCGGATTCCGGCTGCAGGTGGCGGCGTGGAGCCGCGACGGGCATCTGGTGCTGCCGGTCGGGCCGGTGGCGGCGGTCGATGCGCTGAGTCTCGTCCGGGGGGCCGAGAGCGTGGCCCTGGCCGCGGGTTCGTGGATGCTGGAGCCCGGGAGTTTCCGGCAGCGGCTGACCGGCGCGCGGGGCGGGGCGCTGCCGGCGATCCCGGCGGGGTTCCGGGCCGAGTTGACCTTCGACGCGGGGTTCGGCGCCACGGCTGCGGATGTGCCGGGCGATCTGCGCCAGGCGGTGATGCTGCTGGCGGCGTATTACCACGAGAATCGGCAGGGCGACGGCGTACCGGGGCAGGGGGTTCCGGTCGCGGTGCAGGCGCTGCTGGAGACCCGCCGCCCGGTGCGGATCTGAGGGGCGCGGAATGAGCAGCGGGACTCCGAAGCTCGCGACCCGGCTGACCCTGGAGGCGCCGCAGCGGGTCGCCGATGGCGGCGGCGGCTGGCAGGTCGTCTGGAGTGAGGTGGGCACGGTCTGGGCCGAGTTGCGGCCAGGCAGCGCCCGCGAAGGCGTCAGCGGCGCGCGGGAGGTCTCGCGCGTGACGCACCGGATCACCATCCGATCGGCGCCGCCGGGGTCGGCGCGCCGCCCGGCCGCGGACCAGCGGTTCCGGCTAGGCGACCGGGTGTTCGCCATCCTGGGCGTCGCCGAGGCCGACGGCCGGGGCGCCTATCTGACCTGCTGGGCCGAGGAGGGCCCCTTCGCATGACCTACGCCCTGTCATGGCCGTTGCAGCAAGGGGTGTTCGAGCTGCTGAGCAACGATCCCGGGGTCGCGGCGCTGGCGGGAGGGCGCGTCCATGACGCGCCGCCACCGCCGGAGGCCGAGGCCGACCCCGACGGTGTCTACATCACCCTCGGCGACGAGACCGCCCGGGACTGGAGTACGGCAACCGATCACGGGGCCGTGCATCTGGTGACCATTTCCGTCCATGCGCCGCGCAGGGGGTTCGCCGCGGCGAAACAGGCGGCCGGAGCGGTGTCGGATGCGCTGCTGGGCGGTACGATCTCGCTGAGCCGGGGCCGGGTGGTGCTGGCGCGCTTCGTCGAGGCGCGGACGCGGCGTGAGGAAAACGGCGCCTTGCGGCGGATCGAGATGCGGTTCCGCATATCGGTCGAGGACACGGCCTAGCAAGCCATTCAACATTCTGAACAGAAACGAAAATCGGGAGACTGTGCATGGCGGCGCAGAAGGGCAGGGATCTGCTTCTGAAGCTGGACGAGACTGGCATCGGAAGCTTCGAGACCATCGCGGGGCTGCGGGCGACGCGGCTGTCGTTCAACGCGGATACGATCGATGTGACGACGGCCGAATCCACCGGCAACTGGCGCGAGCTGCTGGCCGGCGCCGGGCTGCGGACCGCGGCCGTGTCGGGCTCGGGCATCTTCAAGGACAGCGCCGCCGATGCCGCGCTGCGCCGGGTGTTTTTCGACGGGACCATCCCGGCGTTCCAGATCGTCATTCCGGATTTCGGCGTGGTCAGCGGGCCGTTCCAGATCGGCAACCTGGAATACTCCGGCAATCACGACAGTGAGGCCGGGTTCGAGGTCTCGCTGGCCTCGGCCGGCGCGCTGAGCTTCGCGGAGATCTGACCATGGTCAATCCGCAGCGCGGCGAGGTAGCGATCCGGGTCGACGGCCGGGACCATGTGATGCGGCTGACGCTGGGCGTCCTGGCGGAGCTG